TCATGGCCACATCTTTAGCAGAAATCCGCGCAAAACTACAAGCGCAAGAAAGCCGCACAGGCGGTAACTCAACAGGCGGTGACAACGCCATCTATGCACACTGGAATATCGCAGAAGGAACTACAGCCAAAGTTCGCTTTCTTCCAGACGGCAACACTAAAAACTCTTTTTTCTGGGTAGAACGATTAATGATTCGTTTGCCATTTGCTGGTATTAAAGGCCAGTCAGATAGCAAGCCTGTTGTTGTTCAAGTCCCTTGCGTTGAAATGTATGGCGAAGCATGCCCTGTGCTTGCAGAAGTTCGTACATGGTTCAAGGACAAGAGCTTAGAAGAAATGGGTCGTAAGTACTGGAAGAAGAAGTCATACTTGTTCCAAGGTTTTGTACACGACAATCCAATTGGCGATGACAAAACTCCTGAGAATCCAATTCGTCGATTCATCATCAGTCCACAGATCTTCAACATCATTAAAAATGCGTTGATGGATCCTGAAATGGAAAACCTGCCAACTGATTACGAAGGTGGTCTTGATTTTAACATCAAGAAAACTTCCAAAGGTGGTTACGCTGACTACAGCACAAGCTCATGGGCTCGCAAAGAAACTGCTCTTACAGCAGAAGAACGCTCTGCCATTGACGCAAATGGTTTGTACAACCTAGCAGACTTCTTGCCTAAGAAGCCAAGCGATGTTGAGCTGAAAGTTATCAAAGAGATGTTTGAAGCATCTGTTGATGGCCAAGCATACGATCCAGATCGTTGGAGCCAGTACTACAAGCCAGCAGGCTTTGCAGGTGGTGATAAGCCAGCCGCAACATCAGCGCCAGCAGTAGCGCACGATGATGCAGAGGACGATGCTCCTGTAGCTAAACCAGCAGTTGTTGCTAAACCAGCAGTTGTTGAAGATGACGCTCCAGAAGCAGAAGCACCAGTGGCCGCTAAGCCAGCATCTAGTGCAAGAGCTGAAGACATCCTTGCGATGATTCGCAATCGTCAAAAGTCTTAAACTGAGATTTCAAGAGGGCCCTGTGCCCTCTTGATACATAACATAAATGACGAGAGGATTCTAATATGGCAAAACCATTCGACCTGAGTAAATTCAGAAAAAGTATTACAAAAAGCATTGACGGTATTTCCGTTGGCTTTAACGATCCAGACACATGGATCAGCACAGGCAACTACACACTAAACTATCTCATTTCTGGAGACTTTAACAAAGGTATTCCAATGGGCAAGGTTACGGTGTTTGCAGGTGAATCGGGTGCAGGCAAATCATTTATCTGTTCGGGTAACTTGATTCGCAATGCACAACAGCAAGGCATCTATCCTATTCTTATTGATACAGAAAACGCACTTGACGAAGACTGGCTCAAAGCACTAGGAGTGGAAACAGGTGAAGACAAACTGTTAAAACTTAACATGGCCATGATCGATGATGTGGCTAAAGTTATTTCAGACTTTGTTAAAGAGTACAAGACATTGCCAGAAGATCAACGTCCTAAGGTACTGTTTGTTATTGACAGCTTGGGCATGTTGCTAACTCCAACTGACGTTAATCAGTTTGAAGCAGGCGAGATGAAAGGTGATCTTGGTCGTAAACCCAAAGCACTTACTGCTCTAGTAAGAAACTGTGTTAACATGTTTGGCGCATTAAACATTGGCTTGGTTGCAACTAACCATACCTATGCAAGCCAAGATATGTTTGACCCAGATGATAAAATCAGTGGTGGACAAGGCTTTATCTATGCTAGCAGTATTGTAGTTGCTATGCGTAAACTCAAGCTCAAAGAAGATGAAGATGGTAACAAAATCAGCGAAGTGAAAGGTATTCGTGCGGCCTGTAAGGTAATGAAAACCCGCTATGCTAAACCGTTTGAGAGTGTACAAGTTAAGATTCCCTATGAGCAAGGTATGAGCCCATATTCTGGTATGACTGATATGATGGAAGCAAAAGGTTTATTGCAGAAGGAAGGCAATAGTCTTAAATACACCCTGAGTGACGGTACAGTTATTAAACAGTTCCGCAAGGCTTGGGAACGTAATGAAGATGGTAGTCTTGACAAAGTAATGGCAGACTACGAAGCAAATCCACATCATGTTGTTGCCGCTCAGTTACCAGAAGAGGAAACAGTAGAATGAGCATCGAACTAGATACAATAGTTGATACCTACACAATCATGAAAGAATACATTCCTGGTAAAGACCGCCAAGCGGCCGCTGACCATTTGTTTAGTATTCTCAGTGATAGTGGAGTAAGCGAACAAGATCTACGTTCGCTTGCTGGGGTGGATTCTTACATGGGTCGAGCAAGTACCGAGTACCTTGATCCAGAAGATGAATCCGATGACGAAGCGGATTACGACTACGGTGATGATTAATGTGGTACAACCGCATAGTTGCAAACCTGGCTGAAATTCCAGGATTCATTGACTACTATGATGCAGAGCTAATTGCGGCAAAGCATGACGTTAAGATTGCTGGGCTTGTTGAAAAAAGCCTAGCAAATCTTCCCGGTGTTACTGAACATCGATTTAATCAGCTACAAGAAATTGAAGCGGTATTAAATTTCTTAAATATACAACTACGTAAGATCAAACACGTACACTACAAGAAGTATCTTGAAGGCTACGCAAGAGCATTAACCAGCAAAGACGCCGAAAAATATGCAGAAGCAGAAGACGAAGTTATTGACATGGAAACTATCATTAACGAAGTTGCACTCTTACGTAATCGTTGGTTGGGTGTTATGAAAGGTCTGGAAAGTAAAAACTTTATGCTAGGGCACGTGGTTCGACTGCGCACTGCTGGCATGGAGGATGTGGTTGTATGACACAAGACCTAAGAGATCGTGCTAACAGGTTGTTAGAAGAGTTCTCTTCGGTAAATCATGCTAGACCAAAGCATAATGCAGTTGAAGTACAGATAGAAAAAGACTCTTGTAATAAATGGGCAATGCACCTATCCAGACAACTCAACTGGGGCGGCGATATAGAAATAGCAGAAGCTTGCTATCAATTAGAAAGTAGACTAACTCCACTAAAGGAGAAGGTAATACTAGAGATATTAAAACATGGAACAGTTTAACAATCCTTCACACAGCCATCAACATAGCCTTGAAGTACTGAACTTAATAAATCAGTACGAAGAGTTTATGGAAAGTGTAACCAGCGTAGCTGATTTTGGGTGCGGTGCTGGCCATGATATCAATTGGTGGAGTCGCTTAGAGTACACTGAATACAACGAAGACGCTGATGGCAATGTTGTTGGCGAAGTACAGCGTAAGCGTAACTATCGTTGTTATGCAATTGATCGAGACACAACCAAGATTGACGCAGAGCTTTTGGACAGTGTTCACATTATTACAGGTGATATTGAAAAACGACAGTTGCTCAGTTCTCCAGTTGATGTGATCTGGTGCCATAACACATTTCAATACTTTGTAAATCCTATTGCTACGCTAGCACTAATGAACAAACAAATGGTTGAAAATGGCATGATGTACATTGGATTTCCTGCACAGTCAGCACATGTGAATAACCGTTGGATGAGTCGCGGTTTCAGTCACAGCTATTTCAATCATAACATAATCAGCTTGATGTATATGCTGGCTGTGAATGGCTTTGATTGCAAAGACGCTTATTTCAAGAAAGAATTAGGCAATCCATGGATACATGCAGTTGTTTATAAAACAAACATTGAACCGCTTGATCCAACGAACACCACCTGGTACGATCTAATAGATAAAGGCCTGGTAAACGAAAGTGTAAAGAACAGTGTTAACAGACATGGCTACGTTAGTCAAGAAGATTTGTTAACCATGTGGCTAGATAGGCAAAGATATTTTGTAAAAGATTGACACAAAACTCCCTTTAACGTATAATACCAAACAATCTGCCCGTAGCTCAATTGGATAGAGTACGAAGCTTCTACCTTCGGCGTTGGGGGTTCGAATCCCTCCGGGCAGGCCAAAGAATTTAGTTGACATAAATAAACATACATAGTATAATTTCAACATCATGCAAAAACTATCATTATTCATAGGACAGCGAATACGATTACCAAGTAGTTGGTGATCTATATAAATGCGACTGTGATGTAATTGGTAGCCATAGTAGATTTAAAATCTACCGCCTAGTGCGTACCGGTTCGAGTCCGGTCAGTCGCACCAAACAAATCCACCCACACTTAATAAATCCCCCGGTAGCTCAAGGAGAGCAGGTTGTTTTATAAACAATTAATCTAGATAAGGTCCAGGATGAGGTTCGATTCCTCACCGGGGGACCAAAAACTCCACTAAGTAAATGCATGCAATAAGGTTGACGTATTAGACAAGGTCTAGTACAATAGATTTATTGGTGAGCTGGCCGAGTGGTCGAAGGCACCTCCCTGCTAAGGAGGCATACGGGCCAAAACCTGTATCTAGGGTTCAAATCCCTAGCTCACCGCCAATTTTAAATGGCTCGGTAGTTCAGTCTGGCAGAACGTTGGTCTCCAAAACCAAATGTCGGTGGTTCAAATCCATCCCGGGTCGCCATTAATTATGAAAATATTTGTCAACGGTACTTTTGATATTCTACATCCAGGGCATGTTAGGCTACTAAACACTGCTCGCAGTATGGGGGACTATCTTATAGTTGCTATAGATAGCGATCGCAGAGTACGCGAACTCAAAGGCCCAAGCCGGCCAGTTAATAATGAATTTTCTCGCCGTGTTCTACTAAGCAATTTAAAAGCAGTAGACATAGTAGAAGTGTTTGACAGCGATGAAGAACTAGAACACATAATCAAAACATACGAACCAGACATCATGGTCAAGGGCAGTGACTATCAAGGACAGCCAATAGTAGGCGAAGAGCATGTTCCAAAAATAGTGTTTTTTGAAAGAATCGATGAGTACTCAACAACCAAAACAATTGAAAGTATTATTAGTAGGTGATGCCTGCGAAGATACCTATACCTATGGTAGCGTGGACAGATTAAGTCCAGAGGCACCTGTTCCTGTGTTTGTCCCACACAGTGAAATCATCAAAGATGGTATGGCTAGTAATGTATCTAAAAATCTGCAGGCCTTGGGCTGTGCTGTTGACTTTTACTTTACAGACGTCTGCAAAAAGGAACGCCTGATTGACCAGCGTAGCAAACAACAACTACTGCGTATTGACCAAGATGTGCAGTCTAGACCCATGCTGAATCTGTTTGTAGAAAAACAACAGCTGGATACATACGATGCAGTTGTGATCAGCGACTACAACAAAGGCACAGTTGACTACATGCTGATTGAATGGTTGCGCAACACGTTTTTGGGTCCAATCTTTGTTGACACAAAGAAAACAGATCTAGCCAGACTAAATGGATGTTATGTTAAGATCAATGAACTAGAACGTGGTCGTGCTACAAGTTTACCCGATCCAGAATACCTGATTGTTACATACGGTGATCGTGGAGTGGCCTGGAACGGTTTCTGTTATGGTGCAAAAACTGTGGAAGTAGCAGATGTATGTGGTGCAGGTGATACATTTTTATCCGCACTGGCTTACAAATACCTAAATACAAATAGCATACCTGAAGCAGTTAATTTTGCTATCAATGCAAGTGCAGTAACAGTGCAACACATAGGAGTGTATGCACCTCGATTAGATCAAATTCAAGGAGAATAAAATGGCTAGTAAATCACACAATGACCCAATGAAACACAAGAGTGGCAAAACACGTCTTGGTCCACTTAGCGTGGCACAACTAGAAGATATGTTGAGTAAATCTAGCCGTCCTAAGGACAAGAGCAAGATTGAAAATCGACTCAAAGAACTCAAAAGTCGCAAGGGTTATGTAGCTCCTGTAGTAGCTCCGGTCGAGGCAACCAATGACGCGGCTTAATGGGCTAGTACCCAAGGGTTGGGGCTCAGAATTCATCTGGGCCACCACTGATCAATACTGTGGTAAGTTTATGAACTTTAACGCAGGTGCAAAGTTTAGCATGCACTTTCACAAGGATAAAGACGAAACATGGTATATACAATCGGGTAAATTTATTATCCGTTGGATTGATACCGTTAACGCAGAGGTTTACGAAAAAGAAGTATGTGATGGGGATGTGTGGCACAATCCTCCTTGCCGCCCGCATCAAATTGAATGCATTGAAGCAGGTACAGTGATTGAAGTAAGCACTCCGGATTCCATAGAAGACAACTATCGTGTAGGCAAAGGCGACAGCCAGAAATGACAAGAACATTATATTTAGACATGGACGGAGTAGTAGCCGACTTTGATGCCTATGCGTCTTCGGTTGCAAGGTACAAAATATCCGGAGATCGTTGGCCAATCTCAGCATGGAAAGAAATTGTAGGTAACCCGCATCTTTATCGAGATCTACCCAAAACACCCGAAGCAGATGAGCTGGTGCAGTACTGTAGAATCATCACAGAATCAATGAAATGGAACCTACTGTTCCTGACCGCTATACCCAAGGATAATGATGTACCCTGGGCATTCCATGATAAAACCACGTGGGCGCAACAATATTATCCAGACATTCCTGTACACTTTGGTCCGTATAGTCATGACAAACATGTACATTGCAAACCTGGCGATATCTTGATTGATGACCGTATAAGCAACATACTTGAATGGAATGATGCTAGAGGATTTGGCATTTTACACAAAGGTGACCTGCAAAAGACCATTGCAGAACTTCAAAACATACTTAAAAACACATAATCTGCCCAAACGCTAGACAGTCCACTATTGTATAAATACTGAATACAATGGTGAATTTAGTCTATGCAAACAATTGATTTATTTTGGTACAAAAATATACTGAACGTTACAGCGATAGATCCCACCATTTTTTCGGTAAGGAATCCCGTCGTGTACTCAAGACCAATAAAAATATTTCAGGGCATTGACAATCCAATCTATGTCGTAACAAAAAACCAGGATGAAAAGCCTGTGGATTTAACTGGGTATACCATGGAAGTGGATATTCAAGACTACGAAAATCAACTTACTGTAGAAACCTTTGCAGTATCTCCATACACATGGACCAAGGGGCTAGGACAGTTTATAATTCCAAAGTCCATAGT